TAAAGATCCACGATATATGTATATAAAATGTGATCTAAATGACAACAGTTTTTTGCGATTTATAATGAAGGAGTATCAAATCACCCATGTGATCCATTTCGCTGCTCAATCACATGTTGATACATCCTTTGACAGCTCACTAGAATATACGAAAGACAATGTGTTAGGCACACATAACCTTCTAGATGCTATTAAAAACACTAATCCACAAATCTTTCTACTCCATTTTAGCACAGACGAAGTGTATGGAGAGAGTATCAGTGGTGACGATGTAAAAACAGAGAACAGCATCCTTATCCCTACAAACCCTTATTCCGCAAGTAAAGCAGCAGCGGAGATGTTTGTGAGTGCTTACATCAAATCTTATAGTATCCGTTGTATTATTGCGAGGTGTAACAATGTATTTGGGTTAAATCAATATCACGAGAAGGTAATCCCTAAATTCCATAAACAAATTAGAGAAGGTGGTAAATGCACAATCCACGGGAATGGAAAACATATCCGCAACTTTATTCATGTCAGTGATGTCTGTCGTGCGGTGTGTATTATGATCCATAAGGGTAAATTAGGAGAGATCTACAACATCAGTGGGAATATTGAGATGAGTGTTCTAGATCTGGCAGAAAAAATAGTGAAAGACTATTATGGTAAGGACGTAGATCCTAGTCTTTATATAGAGTTTGTAGAGAACAGACCCTTCAACGATAACAGATACAATATCAATAGCGATAAATTAGAACAATTAGGATGGAATGTTCAGGTAAGTAAGTTATGATTAATTCCTTATATCAACTCTAAATATCAAACTCCATAATACCTCTCAGTAGGAGTGTGAATACAATAGTATGGACAACTAGACCGAGAACAGTGGGGCATCCTGTGGCACTGCTTATCTTCAATCCGGCGAATTTAAAGATACTATTCACCAACATATATGTCATAGGATTAGTGACAATGATAAAGATCACCACTGTCATAAGTGTCCATCGCCACTTGTCTTCATTTGTTGCTTTTTCACCCATTTTATGTATAAGAGTAGAAAATAATAAAATGAAAAATTCTTTTAACATATAAAGATATCACTTTATTGATCCTTATGAAAAGGTTCTACAATGGAACATTATAATCTATCTGTCATAGGTGCGTGTATTATCAATAAGCTAAATCTACCAGATATTGCTTTACAGCTTATTCGGTATTATTCTAACCTTTCACTTGATCTTGTGGGATATACTAAAAGAGATTTGATCCGTTTCATAACAGATGATAATGAAGAAATGATGAAGATCTACCAGAACAAACACAGAACTCAAATTATTAGACTTTTATACAAACTAGGAAAACATATCCCACCTCGTAGAAAACAATTGAACCGGTTTAAGCTTGCTTGTGAGAATATCATATCAAGATATGAAATGAACAACAATTATATAACTATGTATAATCACGAAAACAATGTTATCACTGATATAACTGTTCATTCAATATTTGCAGTTGATGTATTTTCTTCAAAGAATCAATGTGTATATCAGTATCAAATGAACATATGTAGAATTAATCCTAAAAAGAAAAAAGTAACAGTGAGTTGCATAAGATGTCACTTAAAGTATTTTCAGACGAGGGAAGTTTCGTTGGTGTACGATGTAAGAATGAATGTATGGAACCTAATATTTATTTATCTTCACCAGAACTATCATTTCCATAACTTCTTACACAAGAATATACTATCAATACCTGAATATATCAAATGCTTAATGAAGACAAACATTTCAAAAGAAAGAACGATAAACTCAAACTTAATGAACGATAGCCGAAAACATGGTATGGAGTATATTACAAACAGTATTCTCAACAACAATTGTTCTAGCTATACTTACCCATCTATTGACGTATAAATAAAAGTAAAAAATGATATATTTTCCTAATTTTTTTACAGATTTCACATGAAACTTACTGATTTACCGATATGGTTCGAGAAGATCAAAACAAAAATATTAATATCTAATACACCTATAACGTCATTTAACACAATTTTCACAAAATTTCAGCAATTACTTAATGATATAAACGATACAATCAGTAATAATCAACTACCCATCAATATTTTGATGATCATATTAAATATACCAGCAGCATTTACTAAAACCAACACATCAGTTATCATAAAATTGATAGAAATCTTCATTACGATATTAAACAGAACCAGTAAGTTCAAGTATAATGATGAGTTCAACAAGAAGATCAATGAACTGATCAATATTTTGATCAAGCAAAAACTGTATAAATTGTTGTCTAAGCTCTTATCAGCCCGTCATTCTTTAATATCATATGGAACCTTCAATTTCATTGTTGATAAAAATACTTTTCACGAGATTCTTAGTAAATGCGATAATAGTAATAATTACATTCAATTAGTTTCAAGAGCACTAAGGGCCACAGATATTGTTTCAAGTGATGGAGATGACTGTAGCAAAATATTCGATGATATTAAATGTTTTATCAAAACCTCTTCAAATAAATATAGAATATTCAATGGATTATTATTTGATATCTTAAATCACAAGAAACAAACGGAAACCTACTTGTTATCGGTTATTCATATCATCTCTTTGATTAAAATGTATAATCTGAGTCTCTTTACAGAACCTTCTATTGAAGACACAGAATTATTCAGCACATTTATACACTTGTATTCTACTATCCTTAGCAGGGCATGTGCGACCGGTTTAGATGTTGATTGTGAGTTGTCTTTGAAACATGAACTTATACAAAAATGTATAATAGGCTCAACTTTTTATAGAGACAGACATACCTATTTATGTTTGAGAGATGCGGTGTATAACTTATTCTCTCATAATATCAAGAATGATTTAGTAAACATCATTTCTTTTTTCATCAAAACAAAAAATCAATATGACTTTCCGAAGATTTTGAGATTTCTGTTATACGATAGTGATGGTGATCTTAATCCACATAGAAACTTATTGAACTTAATATTTGAACACGGTATTTTCAATCTTGAATTTGATCAATATGAAACCGAAATAACTCATCCATTGATCAATTACTATCTATATTATAAAACAGAAGATTTTTCAAGATTACTCAGTTATGTAATGAGATACGACAACATTTCTCACAATACATTGAAACATTATATCAAATCAGTTTGTGATCACCATCTTGAAAAAATCAATATTGAGTTTATCAATTATGTCATTGATTTTTGTAAGAATGATCATATTGAGATGATCACAATTATATCTTATGATCATCTTTTTGATATCTTAACAAGGTTCATCCCCATACAGACTAACAGAACTTGGTTCTTAGATGAATGTTCTTTGAAGAAAGGTTTGAAAATTCATCATAACCTTCTGTATCTTATTAGTATATATATCACACACTACAAAAGATATTCTTTTGAAGATTATAACATTCTATTACAAGAGCTATTAAGCACAAGTCATATAGTAGATATGTATTACTCGTGGATCAAGAACCCTGAATATGTGACTGATGAATATTTACATTGTGCATTATATGTTAAAAAAATTGATAAACAATATCGATGGTTCCTTAAATATCATACATATTGTAAATGGAGATATTTCATCAACGCACTATCTAGACATATTCAATAAATGGAATTACCACAAGTAAACAATATTCTGTAATGATAAAAATAGTTATTGGAAGATATATTATACGAATTACAAAGTTAACAATGACAATAACCTAGGTAATTTGATTATGAATTTGAGGTAAAAACAGTGGATATCCCAATTAGTAATATTTTACTAATTAGGAAAAATGATCTATTATGTAAATAGAACAAACAGAAATAAACTACAAAATGACTTCACCACTCGCACACATAACAAACTATACCACACCAGACTTTACCTTAAATGGATTAAACACGATCTGTAAAGTGTTAGATGCTTACGATGCTGACACTGTAACAGTAGGTATTGAATTACGTGGGTTCGGTATCACAAAGATCACTTGTCGTCTCTTGGGTATTGATACGCCAGAGATGAGAGGTGGTACAGATCATAGTAAGCATCTAGCGATATGTGCTAGAAACCGTTTGATATATATTGTTTCTGGTGTAATGCTTGATAATGATACTAAATACTCAAGGGAATATATTAGAGGAAAACTTGATTCATCAAGAAAACTTATGAGATGTATGTTTGGCAATACAGATAAATACGAAAGACATCTTATCACACTTTATGATGAATATGGAATAAATGTAAATGAGCTATTGATCACCGAAGGACATGCCAAAAAATATGAAGGAGGTAAGAAGGAAGGATGGTAAAAAAATATATATTTGATAAGTAAGGAAAGACTTACAATGTTATGATAGTTTCCGCAATACACTTTTGTTTCAGGAGGAGATCAAGAATATATCTATTTACACGTCATAAAGACTATATTACTATGGAGGTGTTTGAGTGTTATACAACACCAGATAACATTCAATACGCCTATTTGTTTGATAGGACTATTATTATGTATTCACATCAGTTGATTACAACATTTTTATCCATAAGACCATTTGCAATATTGTATAGACTTTCGTTGATATTATCAATACCTTCGCCGAATATGATCAATACAACCCCTATTTACAAGAATAGATATCTTAATACAAAGAGATCCACAAAAATATTCATTATAGAGGATATGAAACAAGAATCGATTGTATATGGCTATAATCATTGTGATATAACAAATATCAAGTGTTATATCATCCCAGTAGTTCTTAGGTGTATATTAGATCATATAGAGGAAATTATAGAAGATCTAGAAGAGTGTTGTAAGTCTATTAAGAATGATATATCATATCAGAATAAACTTCAGCTTTTTCTAACATATATTGAGATATCTCAAAGATATCCTACTGATTTAATAGAATGTATAGAACCATTTTTGTAGAGTAATTATACATAACAAATTCAACTATTATTGGATAACACAATATGAATCTTGATTTTCAGATTTCTTTTTGTGTTTTTTATCTCTTTTAGGTTTTTCTTTGGATTCTTTGATATTTTGTTTAGGTTTTTCTTTGGTTTCTTTGATATTTTGTTTAGGTTTTTTGAGTTTTGTTTTTTTGTTTGTTTTGCCACCAATTTGCATTTCATCACTATTTTGCTCACCAATTATATTATATTTTAAATTTTTTAGTACTTCAATTATATTGTTCGTGATCAACTCTTTAACAACATTTGAATCTTGACCTGGATATAAATCTTGATAAAAATTTTCAAAGAACTCCGAATAATTTGACCAATCTAGATTTGTTAATTTATTTGCTCTTAAATCTTGAAGTTTGTTATCTATTTGTTTTAAATTGTATGAAAGATAGAATTGAACATGTTTCTTGCTTGCTTCAATATGCTCATCAAATACAACAATTCTATTGAATAATTTCTGTAAGTTATCATAAGTTTTTATATTTTTATCTTCTTTGCAAATTATCATATTCATGAAAAAGATGTACAACAAGAAAAAATCTTGATTCCCTAATAACTTTTCAAAACTTCTTTCATAATATTTTTTAATTAATAAATGTT